GCAAAGAGCAGATAGTACAATCTGTACAAGCTCTTAATAAGTCTAAGAAGTTTGGTTCAGTTAGATTTTCAACAGCAGATATTAATGTTCGTATTGATAATCTAAAGCGTAAAGTAAGTATTGCTCCTATGTTCAAAGATAATGAACTAGATGTTATTGCTAAAGATGCACCAGATCAAATGTATCGTTTGGCTCGTCTTGTATTGCCACAAAGAGAATCTAAATTAATATCAGAAGCATTTGCTAATACACCAGAAATTGGTAAACGCAAAGAAATGTTTTATGGATTGTGGTCTACGATCACAGATATTCGTGGTATCAATACCACTGAACCAACTAGAAATATAGCTCGTTCTATGGTTGGTAAAGGTAAAATGAAGTTTGGTGTAGATGATCCACTTGATGACATCGGTGCATTTGCTACAGACTTTAACTCAAAAGTAACTGTACCTAACCTAGTAGATTTAGATAGACTAACTGCTCGTAGCACAATTGGACAAAAGTTAATTGGTCCAGTTGCTAACAGTGCCTTTCTAGAAAAGGCAACAGGATACTGGTCCTTCTTAACATTAGCTGGTCCTCGTTATGCTCTTCGTAATGCAACAGAAGACTTAATGGTCAACTTAGCAATTGGTAGTACTCCTTGGGGTATTGCAACTGGCCGTAGATTAAATACTAGAGTCTTGACTGCAATGCCTGCAAAAGAAGCAAAAGTAAGAGATCTTTTAAATGTAGATACAATGGCAGATAGTCCATTAGGTGCCATTATGCGTATTGTTAATAAAGATGAGTCTGCTAAGTACTCAACTCAAATTGCTAAACTAGATGAAGAGATAATAGCATCTAAGAAAAAGATTTCAGATTTATATAAATTAACTAAGACTAGCAATGACCCTGTTGCAATTGCCTCTGCTAAAACAGAGATTGCACAATTACGTTCTAAAACAGAGGGTGGCTTAGTAGAGCAAACTAGAAAGATTCTTGCTACTGCGTTATCCGAGGGTAGAGTTAATCGTTATTTAGATGCCGCCGGTTTAGGTAAATTAGATGATCTTGGAATTGAATTACTAGGCGAACAAATTGTTTATGGTAACTATGAAGATGTTTTATCTGTTATATCTGAAGGTGGATTTAACTTTGCTACAGGTGGAGATTTCTTATCTAGTGCTGTAGATACAGTGCGCCAAGTAAATTCTCGTACAGCAGCAGTGCGTATTGAAGGACCTAAGAAGAAATATACAAGACAAGCTGGACAGGTTGGATTTAAGAATGTCCGTCTAGATGGTCAAGATGAGGCCACTTTAGTATCTTGGTTACTACGTATATCTTATATTTCAAATGACGAACTGGGTAAAGTTGCAGTTGCTAATCTACATAAAAAAGAAGCAGCAGCAATTTTAGAAATTAAAAAAGCAATTCAAACTAACCCAGATTTAGTAGATGCTTCTATCCTTTCTGCTAGAGGTATTGATATAGACCAACACGCCAAATTGGTTTATGATCGTACAAAAGAAGTATTTGTGATGAGCAAGAACGGTAAAATTAACGAAGATTTACTAGGCAAGGTTCGTATTCTTGATCCTGAAACTGGTCAATATGTAGTTCAAGGAAAAATATCCTTAGATGATCTTCCTGTAAGTGAAGGTGATATTCCTAAGTATGTTGTAGGACCTTCGCTAGTTCCAGTATCTGATACGCAAAACTATGCTGCCACATTTACTCAAAGTGGATGGCGCTGGTTGGGTATGGCTAACGCCCGTATGTCTCGTCAACCTATTGTAACTAATCAAATGATTCAGATTCGTAAACAAATGCGTAAGTCTGGATTTGAAGATGCTTGGATTAAATCTTATACAAAAGATATAGATCCTAATAGTGTTGGTAAACTAGAAGAAGCAACTAAAAAGGCTAAGGAAGATTTAGCAAGAGTTGTAGAAGAAAGATCAGTAGGTGAAGTTTTAGCCTATGTAGATAATCCTCTTATTAGAACTCAGATGGCTTTCTCTATTCGTAACTTTGCTCGCTTCTATCGGGCAACTGAAGATTTCTATCGCCGTATATCTCGTGCAGTTCGTTATAACCCAGTAGCAATTCAAAAAGCAGCATTAACTTACGAAGGTATTACACACTCAGGATTTATACAACAAGATGATCAGGGTACTGATTACTTTATATATCCAGGTATTACTCCTGTATACAATGCAGTAAACAAAGTATTGACTACTCTAGGTCTACCAGATGAATTTAAATCTCCGCTACCAATTCAGTTTGGTGCTCAGGTTAAAATGATTACACCATCTTTAAACCCAGATTCTTTAATACCAACTTTTGCTGGCCCAGTTGCTGGTGTATCAATCAGCACTTTAACCAACTTGGTAGGTATTTGGAACCCAGGCGCTGCAGATACTATAACAAGATACACTCTTGGTAAGTATGCTGTAGATCAACCAGTAGTATCTGCTTTCCTACCTGCTCATATTAATAGAGCATATGCCGCATTAAATAGAGATGAGCGTAATTCACAATACGCTTCAGCTTGGCGCAAAGCAGTAACCTACCTTGAGGCTTCAGGCAATGGTATACCAGAACGCTTTGATGAACTAGGTAATAAGATTCCACCTACTGCTCAAGAGTTAGAAGAGTATAGATCTAAAGTTAAGAATACCGTAATTGGTATTCTAGGAACTAGATTTGTATTTGGTTTCTTTGCACCAGCATCACCACAGGTACAACTTAAATCTGATATGGCTGAGTGGGTAAGAGATAATGGAAGATCAAACTTTAAACAAGTTTGGACTAACCTACTAAATCAATATCCTGGTGATTATGATGCAGCTATGACTAAGTGGGTTGAACTATTCCCAGATCAAATACCATTTACAGTAACAGAATCAGAAAGAAATACAGTTGCATACTTTAGATATGCAGAGGAATCTGGTCAGTTCGTAAATCAAAACAAAGATTTATTTAGCAAGTATAAAGAAGGCGCTGCTTTCCTAATACCACATAAAGGCGGATTCTCGTTTGATGCCTATAAGACTATGAGAGATATGGGTCTTATTGAGAATAAGCGAGTAGAAGACTATCTAAGAGAAGTACAAACTGCATCTTCTTTACAGCAATACTTTGAGAAGAAAGATGAGTACGAAAGAACTCTACAATCTTCAGGTAGTGATTATATCCGTAGATTAGCTCGTCAACAATTTAATACTTGGAAGTCAACATTCTTTGCTGGTAATCCATTAGTAGCAGAAGAATTATCTCAAGGTAGCCAGAAGGCTATAGATCGTCAGAACGCTCTTAATGATTTAGAGAATATGGTTACTGATCCAGAAGTTGAAAGAATCAGTCCACAGACTACTAAAGCATTACGAGATATGGTTAATCTATATCAGTCATATAAGAACCAACGTCAATCATATGACCTAATAGGTGGATCAGCAGATCTAATTCAATCAGTTAAAGACAGCACAATCCTTCGTATGAAGGAACTTGCCACATTCAACGAAAACACACAAGCAGCCTACGATGTTCTATTCGGTAGATTGCTTGGAGAATAAACAGGGAGATAAAGCTTAATGGCCGTTAGTCTTGAACAGTATTTAAAGAACGAAAGCACAGTTAAGCAAGCTCGTAGTAAGGCTTCAAAAGCCAAAGCAGCGCTTGTTAATGCTCAAAGGGCTGCTGCTGGAGTTCCTGCAAGTGCTGGTCCTACTGTTCTTCAACAAGCACAAAGTGCTTTAGCATTAGCACAGGATGCTTTTAACCTTGCAGAACAAACAAGAATAACTGCTGAATCTACTGCTACAAATTATTACAATACTAATAGAGCATCTATTGATCAGAAGGCTGCATCAGAAACTAAAACAACTGATGAGGGTAGATTAAAAGATGCTGTTAGAGACAGAGAAGCGCTTGTTAAAGCAGGTCAAGATACTACATTATTAGATAATGCTATTAGTGATCTTAATCAAAAGATAGCAGGTACAGGTAGATATGCTCCTAAAGCAGAAGTAACTGGTCAACAGGGTGAGACTGCAGATAAAGCCAAGGTTAAATATAGAGATTATGTAACTGAGGCTACCAATGCTCCTCTTGCATTAAACAAGATGACAGATCCAGAACGTTTAGATCTTGCTAAAAAATTAAAAGCTGCTGGATATAAAGCACCATTAACTGGTATATATAACGATCAATTACGAGATGCTTATCAACAAGCAGTTCTTGCAAATCAAGGTCGTAGCCAAGAACTACAAGAAGAAATAGATTTTACTAAATTCTTAAATTTAAAGACAATTGAGACTAATGCCATTAAAGGTCTTGGTGGTGGTGCTACTACTACCGTTAGTATCTCATCTCCAACTGAGGCTGCTGGTTATATTAACCAAGCATTTCAAACATTACTTGGAAGATACGCAACTCCAGAAGAAATCAAATCTTTAACACCTAAATTAAATAAGGCTGAAAAGGATAACCCTTCTAAGACTATTAGTGGTGTATCCACTGGTGGTATAGATAGAGGTCAGTTTTTAACTGATATCATTCTAGTAACACCAGAATATAAGCAACGTAAAGAAAGTAAGCAAAGTACAATACGTCAAGATCTTGCTAATACAGCAAAGGCTAATGGTTTAGATCTAGATAAGAACTTTGGTGCTAATGCTTCTGACTGGATTAAGCGTATTGAAGGTGGCGAAAAGGCTGATGCCTTTAAACAATTAATTCGTAATACTGCTAAGTTAGGTTTACCGGATAAGGTAGCTGGCCTATTAGATCAAGGTATAGATTTAGAAACAGTATATTCTCCATACAAAAATGCTATGGCTTCAACGCTAGAAATTAATCCAGCAACTATTTCCTTATCTGATCCGACCCTTCGTGGTGCTATTGGACCAGACAAAGAAATGTCTTTGTATGAATTTCAAAAGGCTCTTCGTAAAGATGCTCGTTGGCAATATACAAATAATGCTAGAGAAGATGTATTTCAGTCTGTCAATAAAGTCCTTCAGGACTTTGGATTTCAGGGGTAAATAGTGGCTACTACTTTCACTTATGGTTCAGGTAATCCAAAAGGGGTTCCTACTGTTGCTAAGTCTACATCTAAGCCTGCCCCAAAACCTTCTGCTAAGGCTCCAACTCAAGCAGAAATAAACGCACAATTAGCAGCAGTAACTTCTGGTATTGATAAATCAGTAACAGCTATTCAAGATTACGCAAAGACTCTTGGTTATGATATTTCTTCTGGCGCTCCGGTAAAAATTGATACAGGTGGAGGCGTTACGGGTGGTGGAACTACTCAACCTACTTTAACTACTGAACAATATCTAGCACAACAACAAGCGAAATTAGCAGCAGAACAAGCATTACAAAATCGCCAATCAGCATTTGATTTATTAAAAGCACAATTTGCCCAGTATGGTCTTGATGCTTTAGTAGATCCACTAAGAGGTTTAATTCAAGAGAATATATCTCCATCAGAGTTTGCGATTCGTTTACGTCAAACAGAACCTTATAAGAAACGTTTTTCTGCTAATGCTAGTCGCATAGCAAATGGTCTTAGATCTTTATCTGAGGGTGAATATATTGCACTAGAAGATCAATACCAAAACATTATGCGTAACTATGGATTACCTGCAACCTATTACACAAAGGGTGATCTAGGTCGTCAAGAAGGATTTGAGAAATTTATTTCTGGGGATGTATCTCCTGCTGAATTGGAAGATAGAATAGTTACAGCACAAAAGAGAGTGCTTAATGCACCTGCTGAAGTAACTACAGCATTGAAACAATTTTATCCTGATATTACTAACGGTGATATCCTTGCTTATACTCTTGATCCAACTAAGGGATTACAAGATATTAAGAAGAAAGTAACTGCAGCAGAAATTGGTGGCGCTGCTCTTGGTCAAGGTCTTGGAACATCTGCTAGTAGAGCAGAAGAACTTGCTCGCTTTGGTGTAACTGCAGAAGCAGCACGTCAAGGTTATCAAACAGTTGCTGAGGTAGCACCAAGAGGTTCACAACTTGCAGCAATCTATAACCAAGATCCATATGGTCAAGCAGAAGCAGAGACAGAAATATTTGGATTAACTGGTAGCGCAGAAGCAGCAAAGAAACGTAAGAAATTAACTGGACTTGAACAAGCATCATTTACTGGACAAGCAGGAACCACGCCTGGCGCACTAAGCCGAGAACGAGCTGGTTCCTTTTAACTAAGCCTGCCATCAGAACGACTGGCCTGATGGAGAGATAACAAGACCAGTAGTAGGAGCCATACAGAGATCCCCGAACTGTATGAGGCCTGCGACAACTACAACGAATGGGAGATGGACTATGTCCAACTACGACTACGAGGATGATGACGATGCAGACACAACTGAATCGTCTAGCAATGATCTCGTAAAACAACTGCGCAAGGCTAATAAGCAAAAAGATAAAGAGTTAGCAGATCTTAAATCTAACTTTGAATCTTTAAATAAAGCGCAAAGAGAACGAGCAATCAAAGATGCCCTCACAAGTCGTGGGGTAAATACGAAGATCGCTTCATTTATCCCACAGGATATAGACCCAACTGAGGAGTCTGTATCAAAATGGCTAGAAGCAAATGCAGATGTATTTGGTCTTCAAGCCGAAACATCCCAACAACCTAATGTAGATCCTGCTCAAGCGGCAGCCTATAAGAAGATGAGTGCAGCAACCGAGGCTGGTATGACACCAGATCGTGGTGCTGATATTTATCAAAAACTTATGAAGGCTAATACCCGTGAAGAGTTAGATCAAGTCATTAGGGAATCTGGGATATAAATCCTACTAACGAAAGGCAATACCTAAATGGCTCTACCTACAGGTAGTTTCACCGGTACTGGCGATATCAGCAATCTCGTAAAAGCTGCGTATGATCAATACGTTAGAATGGCGCTTCGCTCCATTCCAGTTATGCGTTCATTAGCTGATGTAAAACCAGTACAACAGGCAATGCCAGGATCATCAGTTGTATTCTCAATCTATTCTGACTTAGCACAAGCTACTTCTACACTGACAGAAACTCTTGATGTTTCCTCTATTGCTCTTGGTAACCCATCACAAGTTACCGTAACACTAAACGAGTACGGCTCAGCCGTTACTACAACTAAGAAGTTAAACCTAACTTCTTTCAACGATGTAGATGCAGCACTTGCTGACATCATTGCATACAACGCTGCAGATTCTATTGACTCTGTAGTTGCAACAGTTCTAACTGGCGGAAGCAACGTAATTTACGGTGGAAACGCTACAACAACAAATACGATTGATTCTTCAGATACAATCTCTGTAGCTGATATTCGTAATGCTGTAACAGAACTACGCACTAACAAAGCCTTGCCTCGTCTTGGTGAGTTATATGCAGCATATCTACACC